CTAGCATCCGTGTGCATCTTGACATTGATGTATCATATGAAGAGGCTAACTATATCAGGGAGACGCTTATTCCAGAATACAGTCTAAGAGAAGTATCATTGATTCCAATCAAGAACGAGCAACTCTCGCAAGAAGGTGGCGGTGATATCAAGTTTGAGAGTGTTGACCAGATCGTGCTAGAGAGCATCACTAATATTGAGAGTGAGTTCTATGATTCTAAACTATTGCTAGAGATTTATAACGGTCTATGATTATCTTAAAACGATTAAAGAATGCTTTGAACAAGGAATTCCTGCTGAAGAAGCAGCGTCTTTATCTAATCTTAGAATGCTTCCGTGGAAGCAGAACTTAATGAGGAACTATATTTAATGTCAATTGTACTTAAGAATATCACTCTACGTAACTTCCTTTCTATCGGGGCGGTTTGCCAAGCAGTCAACTTTGATAGCAAAGAACTCACGCTCATCCTAGGAGAGAATCTGGATCTAGGCGGAGACGGCGCTCGTAACGGTACAGGCAAGTGCGTTGGCATAAATACTGTAGTAAAAGTAAGAAACACCGTTACCGGCGAAATATTTGAAACTACTGTAGGAGACTTGTATGCCACCAGCAAAGAAAACCAAACTAGAAATAGTAAATGATGTGTTAGATCATAGGATAAAAAACCTAGAACCTAATCTGCGGGCTGAAATATGCAACAAACTCATGGAGCATAAATTTCCCATGACAAGCATGAAACAATGCGAATCTGCTGCCCGGGCGCTACTATCTTTGCCCGGAATAGGATCAGGAAGCGCCCGATATTGGACTGAACGGGGATGGGACAGTTTGCAGGCTGAAATAAAAGCCAAAGAGAATATGAAGACTATTAATAAGTCTGCAAATAGAAATAGCCCATACTCAATTATCTTTTGGACTAAAAAAATTAACCCTAAAACAAACCTCAACTATACTACAGCCGAAGCGGAACAGGAACGAAATTCAAGACGACCAATACGAAAGGAATATTGGATTGCAAAGGGATACAATGAAGTGGATGCTATAGAATTAGCCAAAGCCCAAAAATTAAAAAATAATATAGCCGGTGCTGCAGGATCAAAAAATCGTAGCCCGAGCAGATTGCGAGCGCATAGTCATCGAACCGCTGACTACTGGATGCTGCGTGGTTTTTCGGAAGACGATGCGATTGCTAAGGTGTCAGCAGCACAAAAATTGTTCTCCATTGATACATGTATATCAAAGTACGGTGAAATTGAAGGGAAGAAAGTTTGGAGTGCTAGGCAGAAACAATGGTTAAACTCGCTAAAAGCATCCGGTATTCACGGTGGATACTCTAAAATATCAATGACCTTTTTTACTCATATAAGCGAAAAAATTCCTGACATATTGTTCGGGGTAAATGAAGCAATAATCACTGTTTCCGGATTATCGTACACGGTCGATTGTTTACACCAAACTAACAAAAAAATAATAGAGTTTTTCGGTGACTATTGGCATGCGAACCCTATCAAGTTTTCAGCCGGTGATATGATAAAAGGTAAACTTGTTGAAAACATATGGAAACATGACGAAAATAAATTAAAGACACTAACCGATGCCGGTTATCAAGTACTAGTAGTATGGGAATCGGAATACAATAAGGACAAACAAGGAACAATAGACCAATGCGTAAACTTTCTGAATCACTAACACGCAAGTTTGTAGATAGTGTAAGTTTAGAAAATTTAGAAATTGAGACCGATACCGGTTGGCAACCGATAACCCATATTCATAAAACTATACCATATGATGTATGGGAAATATACACAGCCAGCGGATTACATCTAGAATGTGCAGATGATCACATCGTCTTTGATCATAACTATAACGAAATTTTTGTTAAGAATCTTATAGCAGGTGTTTCGTGTATTCAAACTAGCATCGGTTTGGACCGCATTAAATCGGTAACTAGAAAGTCTTACGCCGAAAACATGTATGACATTACCGTTGATTCCCCTGATCATCGTTATTATACTAATAATATTCTATCTCACAATACGACACTCATCCAAGGTTTGTCTTATGTCCTGTTTGGTTCCCCCATCAATAACATCCGCAAAGACAATCTGATCAATCGTACCAACGGTAAAGGTATGATGTGTACCCTTGAGTTCTCTGCTCATGGCACTGAATACAAGATTGAGCGTGGACGCAGACCAAATACACTCCGATTCTATGTCAATAACAATCTTCAAGAAGGCAAAGATGATGCCCAAGGAGAAAACAAGGAAACCCAGGTTCAGATAGAACGGGCTATCGGAATGACTCCTGATATGTTCAAGCACATCATTGCATTGAACACATATTCAGAACCATTCCTCTCTCTGCCTTCAGGTGAACAGCGAAAGATCATTGAGCAACTGCTTGGTATCACCCTTCTATCAGAGAAAGCAGAAATACTAAAAGAAAAGATCCGTGACAACAAGGACACTATTCAATTAGAAGAATTCCGGGTCAAGGCTATCGAAGAAGCCAACAAGCGTGTCCAAGAACAGATCGAGGCTCTGAAGCGAAGGCAGAATCTATGGCTTAAGAAGCATGATGAAGATTTAAGCAAGTTAGTCAACGATTATGATGAATTGAGTAAGATAGACGTTGAAGCCGAACTTCAGGCTCACAAAGATTTAGCAGTGTACAACGACAACAAGAAGAGGAAAGATACTCACGATTCCTTGATTGCCCGGCAGATCGCCTGGAAGCAAAAGATAGATGCTGATCTCAGTGCTTTGCAGAAGTCATACGACAAACTGAGTCACATTGATATAGATGCTGAACTACGGACTCATAAAAATTTAGCCGAATATAACAGGAGATCAGCCGAATTATCTAGCATTACTACGGAGATCGCGACTCTAGGAGTCAGTATCGCTAAAGAACAGAAAGCGATTGACAAATTAGAAACCGAGATCAAGACCCTAGAAAGCAACACCTGCTATGCTTGTGGGCAAGATTTCCATACGCATAATCATGATAAGGTCTTGTCAAACAAGAGGATTCTTCTAGAAGGTGCAAAGAATGATCTTGCCCAATTCCAGATTGCTCTAGAAAAAAATAAAAATTCTGTATTCATTTTGGGCGCGATTCCCGAACCTTATTATAAGACTGAATATGAGGCTATCAAGCATAGTTCTGAACTCGAAAACATCCAAAATCAGATCAATGCAAAGAAGGGAGAATCTGATCCGTATGCTGACCAGTTGTGCGATTATTCTGACATCGTTCTAGGAACCATACCGGTAACGCACTATGATACTGAAGCAGAGGCAATCGAACATCGCAGTACTGTCGCGAATCTTCTGCGGCATATCGCTATCAAGGATGCTGAGGTTGACCCATACGCAGAACAAGTCTCTGACATGGAGAAACAAGCCCTACAAGAGATTGACTTCAACAAGATCAATCAACTCACCCGTACCGGAGAGCATCTGAAGTTCCTCCTTGATCTGCTGACTAGCAAGGATTCCTTCGTCCGCAAGAAGATCATTGATCAGAATTTGTCTTATCTGAATTCTAGGCTCACAAACTATCTTGACAAGATCGGGCTACCACACACAGTCATCTTCAAGAACGACTTGTCAGTTGAGATCACAGAACTCGGTAGAGAGTTGGATTTCTATAACCTTAGCAGGGGAGAGATGAACCGTCTCATTCTTGGATTATCCTTCGCGTTTAGAGATGTATGGGAAAATCTTTACTGTCCCATCAACGCGATATTCATTGATGAGTTAGTCGATGCGGGGATGGATAGTGTAGGGATTGAAAATTCTATGGCTCTGCTTAAAAATATGACTAGAACTCGAAACAAATCAGTGTGGTTAATCAGTCATAAAGATGAGTTGGCTAATAGAGTAGATAGTGTAGTTAAAGCAGTAAAGGAGGGAGGATTTACTTCCTACTGTAGTGAAAAAGAGTCGGAAAGATAAATAGTTGTGAGTCGCGGGAGTGCAATCCCCACTCACTCTAATGCTATCAAAGGAAACATCAGCATGAATATTTATCACCCTACTATTCCATATATCTATAAGTGGACACACCTTGCTACCGGCAAATGGTACATAGGATCAAAAGTTAGACAGGGATGGAACCCTGATCGTCACGAAGAATACCTTTGCTCAAGTAAAGAAGTAAAACCACTAATCTTAGAAAATAGAGAAGAGTGGATATATGAAATATTACATACCGGTGATCCTGAATACATTGTGTCTTTAGAAACTACTATATTAATCAGTTTAGATGCACGAAATGATCCTATGAGCTTTAATCAACACAACGGTGACGGTTTATATAATCGTTTCGGTGTTAAAGAAAACAAAGAGACGAGACTAAAAAAGCGAGAAGCAAGATTAGGTGCAAAGAATCCTATGTTTGGTAAAAAAGGTAATCTATCACCTCATTATGGAAAAACTTATTCTGATGAGCGGCGTGAGAAACAAAGCTCTGGGGTAAAAAAATATAGCGAATGTCGTCCTGCTGCACACAACGAAAACATCTCTAAATCATTGCTAGGAAATCCTAAACTATCGGCTAGAATGCAGGGCAAGAATAACCCGATGTTTGGTATTCCGGCATCGGATTACAATAAAGCGATGACAACTTTGAAAAATTCAGGAGATAACAATCCAATGAAGAAGCCGGAGCATCAACGCACATGCGATCATTGCGGTAAAACGGTTGCTAAAAATCATTATACAATGTATCACGGCGATCAGTGTAAAAGTAACCCAAATGCTCTGTAGAAAATATATTGACTACTTCACAAGAGATAAATCATAGTATGACATCTCCTAGCAAAACAAAAGGATCAGGGTTCGAGCGAGAGGTCGCTAAGTTTCTTAGTGGATTATACAGTGAATCATTCGTTAGAGTTCCTAATTCCGGTGCCTACATTGGCGGAGCAAATGCCCATCGCAAAACAACATTAGACGGAAATCAAGCGAAGTCTTTCAAAGGCGACATTGTTCCTCCTGACATTTGGACTCACTTTAATTCTGAATGCAAAAACTATGCAGACTTCCCCTTTCACTTACTGCTTACCGGCAACTGTAAACAATTTGATACTTGGTTAGGTCAACTTATGACAGTAGCTGATGAAGATGATTTAAATATTTTATTCCTCAAGGTTAGTCGTAAGGGCAAGTATGTTGCAGTCCAAACTAAGTTCACTTGGGTCACCGACAACTTTTTATACTACAGTTCATCTAAGACAGGTGACTGGCTAATAATAGAATTCGAACATTTTTTTCAGCACAACAAAGACCTTCTTAAAGCATATTCAAGCACAGTGACACCAACAGACACCACGTCAGGCAACTTGCTCACTATCAACACCGCTTTAGCTTAAAAACACAGAACCCTACATTGATGTTTGGTCGGGGTACCTCGACTCTCCTTGAGAAGATGTGAAATACCATCAACGGATCTGGAGTCAGCTTGGATAATAATTATCCAAGGAATACCGAGAGGGCTCTCGTTAGGTTAAGCGAACCCTCAATGAGCCTGCATCTATTTTGTCTTGATGGTGCAGGACATGCGTTGCCGAAGGATTAGGTGTGTGCCACCTAATAGCTTCACTACAGTCCCATTAAACTTTACAGGGCAACCGGTGGCGTCATGCAGCACCAATAGCTAGTGTGACGGGGAACAGACAACACAGGATGACAGGACGTAGCAATATGATCCAAAATCTGTGGTAGTGCTGAGTAGCACTACCATGGCTTCCT